GCTTTGCACCAACCAAAGTCGTTTGGGACGGCCAAACAAACCAGAACCAGATCATCAACTTCGATCCACGCCGCTGTTTCCCTGACCCCCGCGTCAACTTCGGTGACTGGGAGAACATGCAGTACATAGCCTTCGCAGACTACGTCAGCTACAACTCACTCCTCTACTCTGGCTTATACCCCAAGCTCCGCATGTTCCCAGCCCTGCGCCACAAGATCAGCGCACCAAAGAACTCATGGAACGCGCACCACTTCCACAAAGAAGACTTGCGCGGCCTATCAATAGACCCAGCCAAAGCACACCAGCGCGAACGCTCTGACCACGCATACTTCACACTTGGCGATGCCAGAGTCGTTGACGAAGCATGGGTACGCCTCTCAGGCCATGAAATCGGCATCCCATCTATCGACCAAATCTTCTTGGTTGTCACAATCCTCGATGAGAACGTCGTTATCCGCTTCCAGCTAAACCCTTACGGACGTCAAATGCCAGCCGTAATCGGCGGCCTCTACCAAGACCAGCACAAGACTTACGGTCAATCGCTCTACGACCTCATCCTGCCGATGCACGACATTGCCACCTACCTTATGCGCTCACGCATCGACAACATCTCGGCAGCCCTCAACAACCTCATTTTCGTAGACCCAACCCAAGTCTCCGTCCCAGACCTCATCGACAGAAACCCATACGGCGTTGTCCGCACCCTCCCTGGCTCGAAGCCAGGGGACGGCGTCTTTATTGCACAAGTCCCAGACGTCACACGCGGTCACTTCCAAGACATCTCTGCAATGTCCGAACTTAAACAACGTGTCTCAGCCGCCTCAGACGCACAGCAAGGTATGCCAACAGCAGGCGGCGTCCGCACAGCCACAGAAGTACAACGTCTGTCCCAGCTAGGATCACAACGCCTCGGCGTCTTGGCTCGGATCATGTCTGCAACAACTGTCCGTCCGATGGTTCGTATGATGGTCGCCAACATCCAAGACAGCCTGACACTCCAAGGCTCCATAAACATCGACGGCCAGAACATGCCCAACCAACTTACAGGCATGGTCGAAGACGGCTACCTCGACTATGACGTTAGCAAAGACTTACAAGGCGACATCGACTACCTCGTTATCGACGGCACACTTCCACTAGAGCCAACACGCAACGCCGAAACGTGGATGAACATGCTCCAGATCATGCAACAGACTGGCCTCAACATGGAATACAACGCTGGTCAAATTGCCGAAGAAGCAATCCGTGCGATGGGCATAACCGACCTAGATCGTTTCCGCGTTAACCAAGAAGACCTCCAGCAGAACGGCCCATCACCATCTCAGCAACTGGCCATTATGGAAAAGATGCGCGGTGCATCCGTTCAACCAGCCGAGCAAGTAGATCGTGAGAGAGAGAAGGGCAACCTGATCCCAATGAGCGAAGCGAGGAAGCAAAATGGATAAGCAACAAATTCTAGCAGGAAACATTGACGGCAAGATCGTCGACTATGTTGAAGAAGTATTCCGTGTTCACAAACTAGAGGAGGACAGCGTCGACACTGAGCAGACCCACCGAATTGCCGCTCTTAACGACCACATACGACAGCTTACAGGCGAAATCGCCGAACTCCGTAGTCTCATAAAGGAAACCACATCGGACGACAAGTACGCCCTCACTAAGGCAAAGTTAATCCGTCTAATGAAAGATATGGGGTACTACAAGTAATGGCCGAAACCCAACCCACTGGAGAACAGATACGCTTTCGCTCCGCAAACACGGGCGACCACGTTCTTGACACATACCTTGAGTCCGCAGAGATCGGAGGCCGCTCTCTCACAGACTTGCTCGACGACCTATTCGACCCGTCAAACAGCGGCACATTCCGTGCAAGCAACTTCGAGTTCCGCTTCGATCCCTCTACAGACAAGCTCCAGTTCCGCGTCGGCCAGTTTGCGTCTTCCACAGCAGGCTTCACAGACCTAACCACATTCTTCAGCATCGAAGGCACATTCAGCACTAGCACCACATACAACAACTTCGATGTAGTCACCCTCGCAAACAAGGACGTCTACATTGTACATGGTCTCTCCAGCGGCACGACTTTCTCGTCTGAATCCAACTTCACCTCTAGCGCGAACACAGAGAAACTCGTCGATGTATCGGGCGCACAAGACTGGGCCTCAAAGGTCAACGGCATCGTCGATTCCACAGACTACTCCTCAAAAGCCTACGCCATCGGCGGAACAGGAGTAGACACCACCACAGGTTCCGCAAAAGACTGGGCCACAAAAACAGGCAGTGCAGTCGGAAACACTAGCGACTTCTCAGCAAAGCACTACGCCACAACAGGCAACGTAGCGACAGTCGCAACCAACATAGCGAACATCAACACAACCGCCGCCGCGATAGCGAACGTCAACACAACAGCAACCAACATAGCTAACGTAAACACCGTGGCTGGAGTATCATCCAACGTAACAACAGTTGCAGGCGTTTCGTCTGAGGTAACAACACTTAGCGCGTCTGCCAACATAACCAACATGTCCACCCTGGCTCCAGTTGCAGCCAACATAGCAACTGTTGCAGGCATCTCATCCAATGTCACGTCTGTGGCAGGGATTTCATCAAATGTCACAACAGTTGCGGGCATTGCTTCAAACGTCACGTCTGTAGCTGGTGTCTCATCTCACGTCTCCACCGTCGCAGGTATAGATACAGACGTAACCACAGTATCTAACATCGCCTCAAACGTCACGTCTGTAGCGGGCATAGCCAGCAACGTAACAACAGTCGCAGGCATATCGGCAAACGTCACCACTGCCGCAACCAACAACGCAAACATTACCACCGTTGCAACCAACATCGCCGACGTAAACAGCTTCGCCAACACATATTTCATCGGCACGTCTGCTCCAACAGGCAGTAATGTAGGTACAGGCGACCTCTGGTATGATAGCGGCACAACTACACTAAAAAGTTATAACGGTTCGGCTTGGGTAGCCGTCACCCCAAGTAACACGGACAGCCTCTCTGAAGGCTCATCCAATCTGTATTATACTAACGCAAGAGTCGAAACATACGTCTCAAACGGCTCCTCAACCCCTGTCTTTGCGTCTGGCACATCATCTGGCGCGTGGCACGTTGACTCTCTCACGGGGCCAGCAACACTTATCATCGACCCAACCGCCATCGGTGATGATACTGGCACAGTCCGCATCCGTGGCAACCTGCAAGTCGACGGCACACAAACACAAATTAACAGCACAACTTTGGATGTTGCAGACCTCAACATCACAGTAGCCAACGGCGCAGGCAGTGCATCTGCCGCTAACGGCGCGGGTTTAACAGTAGGCGGAGCAAACGCAACGCTAACTTATGTCTCGGCCTCAGACACATTCGCCTTCAACAAGAACGTCACTGCGGCGGGCGCAACATTAACAACCTCAGACGAAGCCACGGCCTTGGCTATCGCGCTTGGCTAGTAGGAGAAACCAATGGCAAACACATTCAAAAACGCCCACGGAGTCATGGGGAACGCTAACACCGACGTAGCAATTTACACTACGCCATCCAGCACCACGACTGTCATTCTTGGAATGTCTATCTGCAATGTAACCACAGGCACAGTCACTGCAACCGTCTCGTTCAAAGATGGCGGCTCCACCGTAAGAAAACACCTCAACAATGTACAAATTCCCGCAGGCTCAACTCTCGAAGTTCTTGCAGGTCAAAAATACATCCTCGAAACCACAGACGTGCTTGCCGTTCAGTCAGATACGGCGACATCGCTTCACGTTGTAATGGGTGTCATGGAGATAACCTAATGCCGTTTATTGGAAATACACCTGCTGAAAGCTACATCTCGTTTGCCAAGCAAGACATAACTGGCAATGGTGGCACGTCTTACAGTCTCAATCACCCTGTCACAAACGCGGCAGACATTGAGCTATTCGTAAACAATGTCCAGCAAGAACCAACAACTGCATACACTGCTTCTGGCTCGACCCTTACCTTGTCCGAAGCAATCGCCAGTACAGACGACTGTTACTGCATCTTCCGTGGCCGCTCCCTGCAAACTGTATCTCCGCCTGATGGTTCAGTCACATCTGCAAAGCTAGACACAAACATTGCTATCGCTGGCTCTCTTAGTACGGTTGGCACCGTGGGGATTGGCACTACGACACCATCAAGTTACAACGGTGGTGCAGATGATTTAGTTCTAGCCACCACAGGTTCAACTGGTATTACTATTGCCTCTGGCACAAGCAACAATGGTTCTTTGTTCTTTGCTGATGGTACTTCTGGTGCAGACCAATATCGCGGTTATGTCCAGTATGAGCAAACCAATAATGCTATGAGTTTTGGAACCAACTCCGCTGAACGGATGCGTGTGGATTCGGCTGGCAACGTGGGCATAGGGGTTACCGACCCGTCTACTTGGTCTTTGGGTACAGCACTACACATTGGCAATAAGGAAAACAACCTGTGGGGTGAAGCTGATTATGCCATTCACATGAGCCAAAACGCTTATTACAATAGCGGTTGGAAATACTCACACACAGATGAAGCCACCCGATATAGCCAAGAAGACGGTAAACACATTTGGAGTTATGCTGGCTCTGGTTCTGCTAATGCCGCACTTACTTGGTCAGAAGCAATGCGTATTGATGCGTCAGGTCGTGTTACGAAGCCTAGCCAGCCATCTTTTACTGCTCATTTAACTGGCAACCAAACATTGTCAGCGTATGCAATCAATACGCTAACAGGTTGGACTTGTCCCTCACACGGTAATGTTGGCTCACATTTTAATACTTCAAACGGAAGATTTACTGCGCCTGTCACTGGTTTTTATTTATTCACTGGTGCTGTTCAAGCCAACGCTCAAAGTAGTCTTCACCTAGCTTTTCATATGAATGGCGCGGCGTATGAGTCGGATAGCTGGGTTGACCACGGTAATAGCACTCTTGGCGCAGAGTTAACACGCATAATGTATTTAGTGGCAAACCAATATGTGACTCTAGTTACTCTCCCGACATCTGCGAGTAATGCAAATGCAAACAGAACACGCTTTCAAGGCTACTTACTAGGATAGGAGACACAGAATGGCAACAATTACAGTAACTGTGACTGACACAGAAATGAAAGCATTAGAGTACCAAGCCGCATCTGTGCAGGATTGGGCAGATAATGCAATCCTAAACCAAGCGAGGATTTCTAAAGAGCAAATCATTGCGGCATTGGTTGCACACTGCAACGCTAACGGTATCACTATAGCCACAGGTGAAGACGCACAGGTAACACAAGCCTATGACCTAGAGGCTGTAAAGACTGCGGCTGTGCGTAATGCAGAGGCAAGCTAATGGCTTTATCTAAAATCACAAACGCCTCTGTCGCTGACAATGCGATACATGGGCGAAGGAATCTTATTCTGAATGGGGCGTGTCAGGTGGCGCAACGCTCGTCGTCAGTTACTGGCATAACAACAGCAGGATACTATACTGTAGACCGCATGAAGCCACAGTTTTCTTCTTTGGGAACGTGGACGATAGAGCAGTCAACAGACGCTCCTGACGGCTTTTCTAATTCAATTAAGATGACAGCCACCACAGCAGATGCTTCACCTTCAGCTAGTGACTATGCCCAAATGATGCACCGTATTGAGGCGCAAAACTTGCAACATTTACAAGTCGGAACATCTTCCGCAAAATCAACAACTCTGTCGTTTTATGTAAAGGCTACCAAAACAGGTTCGTTTACTCTTGTGGCTCGTACTTTTGACACTAGCACTAGAATGTTTTCTAAGAATATTACTGTTTCTTCAGCGAACACTTGGGAATATAAAACAGTGACTATTCCCGCTGATACAGGGGGAGATATTGCAAACGACAACGGTGTTGGTATTGAAATAGCATTTTGGTTTAACGCTGGCTCTACATTTAGCGGTGGTTCTGAAATGTCTACTTGGGCGGCACAGGTTAACGCTAATAAATATCTAGGCACAATTGATATTGGTGCTTCTACAAATGACGCTATTCAATTTACTGGCATCCAGCTTGAGGTAGGCGATGCGTCACCTTTTGAACATCGGTCATACGGTGAAGAACTGGCGGCGTGTCAGAGGTACACATATGTCTTTAACTCACAAAAGATTAACGGCGAGAAAAGCCTATGTAACTTAGCAAAATGGTCTAATGGATACGCATATGGTTCGTTTTCATTTCCGATGGAGATGAGAACTGCGCCAGCGGCTACGATTTATAACAAAACAGAGTTCTACGTTTATATTGCTGGTTCAGTAGGTCAAGTAAGCGGTAGCGATACGTTTGGTGTATCCAACCAAACCACTGACATTGGCGAAGTTTACATTGAATGTGGTGAAGGTAGTTCAGGACAAGCTGGCTTTATGCGGAAAGCTGGAAGCGCAAGTGGAACAAGTTCTGGGTATATCGTATTGGATGCGGAGTTATAATTATGAATGAAATGAACATTACATCGGCTAAATACATTGCCCCAATTACAGGCGAACCTAATACAATATTAGCTGTCATTGATGGCTACAACACTTCCGTTCCCATGAATCCAGCCAACCGCCACTTCGCAGAAATCATGCGTCAGGTGGACGCTGGCGAACTAACAATAGAGGAGGCTGACTAGATGCCATTCATAGGTAAACAGCCAGTTCGCGGCTCCTTCGTCAAAGCAGACGACATCACTGCCAACGGAAACACAGCATACACGCTCAACAAGAACGGTGCGGCTCTTGACCCTGGTCAAGCCGAACGCATGATCGTGTCTGTGAATGGCGTCACTCAAGAGCCAAACACCGCCTACACTGTGTCTGGCAATACCATCACTTTCACGTCTGCCGTTTCATCCTCAGACGTCATCGACTACATCGTAGTCATGGGTGATACACTCGACGTTGGCACAGTCTCAGACGCAACCATCACACCAGCCAAGCTGGCTTCAACTCTCGTCTTGGACGACACCCCCATACGAACCAATGTAAACACATTAAGTAACAGTGTGACAATCGCGGCCAACCAAAACGCGTCTGTGATCGGCCCAATCACAATCGCCAGCAACGTGACCATTACAGTCAACGGCACATTTACGGTGGTGTAATATGAGTAAATTATTTGTAGATGAAATAGCCAGTAAGACTGGTGGAACAGATGCGTTAACTATTGATAGCAGTGGACGTATTCTTCAACCAGCTAAACCAGCGTTTAATGTTTTTTACAGTGGTGGTAGCTTTGAGATGGCAGCAAACACCATATTCCCACTCAACGCGGCTAGAGTAAACGTAGGAAGTTATTTTAATCTTTCAACGTACAAATTTACTGCTCCTGTTTCTGGCACTTACTTCTTCAGCTTTAGGTCAATGACTAATGAACAAAACACGCGAATCATTCTTTATATTAATGATTCAAGCGCGGAGTTCTTAGTTTATGAAGATGGGGGCGGTACAGACTGGCATCCAACACACGGTGACGCAATAAGAACTTTGTCAGCTAATGACACTGTTAATATTTTTAACGCGACATCTTACACAGCCACTATGCACGGAAATGAGTACAATGCCTTTTGTGGTTATTTAATAGGATAGGGAGGATAACATGGCTTCAATAATCGGAGTGGAAACCCTCCAACATACTAACGGTACTACGGCGGCTACGATTGATAGCAGTGGACGCCTTCTTACACCAACTAGACCAAGATTTCTTGTTGAACGCAGTAGTGACAGTTCGCAAACCGCAACAAGTTGGAACACTGTACCATTTGATAATGAACTATTTGATATTGGTAACAACTACAACATATCAACAAACGAATGGACTTGCCCTTTAACTGGATTTTACCAGTTTAATTACGGAATTAGAATTGAAGGAGGAGATGCCGCATCGTATCACCTTGGGGCTTTGTGGGTGGACGGTGCTAACTCAGGGACGATACACGATATTTCGTATTACATATCTAGTGCTACTGAACATCACTCAACAATACAAAAGTCTTTTGCATTAAATGTAAACGCAGGGACAGTCTTACAACTAAGAATAGTAGTTGGGGATTCGTCTCACATAATTAAAACGCGAAGTTCTTTTGGCGGCTACTTAGTAGGATAGGAGAGACACATGACAAGCGTATTAAAAGTAGACTCCATCCAAAATGCGGCTGGTACTACGGCGGCTACGATTGATAGTAGTGGTAATGTAACTGTGCCAACTGGAATTAAGTTAGGTACTGGTAATGATATTCTAAGCGCATATGATGAAGGAACTTGGACTGCAACATACACTGGCTCAACCAGTTCGCCAAGTACACCTGTTACAGCTACAGGTAAATACACTAGAATTGGACGCTTAGTATTTGCTCAAGTTCAATTTGTAAATAAAAACACAAGTGGTGCGGGTGGTTATCTAACAATAACAGGTCTTCCATTTGCTAATGGGTCTAATGATGTTGCTACAGGAAATATTATGGCAAACAATGGCGTTGATATTAGTCCAACACCTATTGCTTTTACGCCCTATGTTCCTGCTAATTCCACAGATATTGATTTTTATTACACAAAAGACCAAGCGAATTGGGGGCGTGTGTATGTAGATGCTGGTGCTGATATGTATTTGTACGTTTCAGTTACTTACACTGTATAGGGAAACAGACATGGCACTCACAAAGTTAAACAATCAGTCTCTTACCGCAGTTACATCTGCTGGCTTGCCTAGTGGTACTGTGTTGCAGGTAGTGCAGTTTGTGTACCCTACTTACCAACAGCTAACATCATCCAGCTATAATGCCACTGGAATTACAAAGTCAATTACGCCCGCATCATCCTCCAGCAAAATACTAGTTAACTTAACAGTTACTGCTGGCAACAGCGGGTCATCTGCTGGTGAAAATGCCTTTGCTCTTTACAGGTCAATAGGTGGCGCAACGGCAGCTTCTATTGAAACATTTGAAAGATCTATATTTTGCTATGACCCCGGTGGACAGAATGTTCATGTAGACGCTTCTATTGCGCTTTCATTTTTGGATTCGCCCAGCACAACATCGGCAATAACTTATACGTTATACGGCAGGACAAATTCAGGAATTCTTCGTATTAACGATCACCAATCTAGCGGGCAAGGTCAGTCAACAATCACTCTTATGGAAATCGCTGGGTAATGGACAGCCTTATCCACATCATTGACGGCCTGATCGCAATAGTAGTGATGGGTTTTGGCTATTGGGCAACGACTTTGCAGAAAGAGGTCAAGCGCGTAGAAATCCTCCTCAACCGCACCCGTGAAGATTACGCCTCCCGCTCCGAACTCCGCGACGATATGCGAGCCGTCACAGACGCACTTCACCGCGTCGAAGACAAACTTGACCGCGCCCTTGGCAAGTAAGGACGACCACTAACCATGTCAGGAATATTATGGGTCTCAATCCTTAGACAAATGGAGCGAACCCCACATGGAAAAATACAACCTCAAAGGCCCGCAAGTACGCCGTCCCATGAACAAAAAAGGTCATGGTTCAGTCATCGCAGGCAAAGCACCCAAGCGCAAAGCACGGGGTCTCAAGAAATAGATGAAGCCTACTGCAAAGCTAAAGGCTGTCAAAGAACTACAAAAATCAACTGGCTGGCAAGTCATGGTCGAGGTTATGCGAGACGAAATCCTTGCATCAGCCATGTCTATTGCAGACTCAGCCAAGATGGATGTTGACGAAATTAACTTCCGTCGTGGCTCGATATGGGCCGCCAAACAACTAATGGACATGCCGATACGTCTTGAAGTCCGTCTTGAGTCTGAAGCGGCTCTGGATGCCGTGGACGACAAGAAGAAGTCTGCCGATCAATAATACCTAATCATCACTAAACCGCCCCGCCGAGGCTGGGCAAGGAGAACAAAATGGCCGTACCACAGAACCCCCAAGACCAAGCCGCAATGATTGACGCTATTGCCGCCAACACTATGGGCGTTGAACCACAGATGCCGCAACAAGCCGCACCTGCACCAGAACCAAAGAAGGACTCAGCCGCAGACACTGCCGCAATCCAAGGTAGTCCTGAAACAGAAGGCGACAAGATGTCTGCCGATGCCATCATCTATGAAATAGACTTTGGCGAAACAGACAACGAAGGCAACAAGAAAAACCGCAAGCTGACGCCACAGCAAATTAAATCTACTTTTGATCGCTACTCAGCGATGAACTTCAAGAACGCACAGTACAAGCCAATCACAGACGTGATTGAAAACTATATGAAAGCCAACCCAGGCGCGACACCAAAACAAATTGCCGAGCAACTGGAAAACATCTCTAAAGCAGGCGAGTCTAACCCAACAATGGGCAACACAGACGGAGCAAAATCTCAGTCACCAGACGAGATGTCTGCCTCCCTATCAAAGTGGGAAGAAGACAATGCCGCCACACTCCCCCCTGGCTATAAAGAGATGATGACTGCCAATGGCTCTGGCATGGCGGAGATGAAGACCGCACTCGCCGAAACCCAGAACATGCTCAAGATGGTCTTAGCTAACTCCCAAGGTGTTGCAGACGCGGCAAAAGGTCAGGTTCAAGGCGCACAAAACGAGCAGATCAATGCAGTTCGTGGACAAATTGCCAACAACATTGACCGCGTACAACAGGCACTTGGCCTCCCAGACTCAGCCGCAGACGACTTCATGGTCTTCGCAGCAGAGCGTGGCTTTACAATGGAAGACTTCGTCGATCCACAAATGACTATCAAAGTCATGCAAGACTTCAAAAACAATATGGACGGCCCAGAGATGGAGCGTATGCGCGGTATCGCACAACGTCGCCAAGCCTTCACAGGTTCTCTTGGTGCAACTCCATCTGCGGGAGGCAACGCGACTCCATCTCCAGAGGGCAATACATTTGACCAGTTTGCCAACTCTGCTATGGCCAAGCGTGGCATAAGCTAATGCCTGCGTTTCCTATCACTGTTGTAGAGATGGTTCAGATAGCAATAGCATTGCTTATCCTCTATCAGCTTAAAAAGTGATGTGGGACATGCACAATAGAACAACACCTGCTCAAGCGAAAATAAATCGCTTGAGAAGGACGAACGCTGAGAAAAAACCAGCTACATTAAAAAACGTACCGTATCGCGCCAAGGCTCGTTAGTACATTAGGGCAAGCGATGGACAGACCCGCAATGCTCGACCAAATCTTTTCGTAAACCTCTTGCCATAAGGAACAAGTAAATGGCTATTCAAGGTATGCGCGGAACTGGCGAGTTCACCTCCGATTTCCGCCCCAAGAACTATCGTGAGCTTTTCACGCTTCTCGAACCAAACGGCAACGCACCGCTTAACGCTATGCTTGCAATGGGTTCATCCGAGCCAACTGACGACCCTGAGTACAAAAACTTTCGGGATGAACTTCCTGATCGTACTCTGACCGTCAACGGCGCAGTAGCAAGCACATCAACTGCAAGCATTACCATTGATGCCGCAGACGACAACAAGTTTGCTATCAAAGGTGCAATCATCATCAACCAGACAACTGGTGAAGTGATGCAGGCAACCGCAGACACAACAGCTACAACATTGGCAGTTACTCGTAATATTGGCGGCACAAGCCACCAGATTGCAGATGATGCTGTCCTGTTCGTTGCTGGCTATGCGGCGGCTGAAGGTGACACCTCTCCAACGGCTATCACATTCGATGCCACAGTGGTTTCCAACTTCACCCAGATTTTCCGTACAGCTTTCCAAGTATCTAATACTTTGCAAAGCACACACTTGCGGACTGGCGACAAGATGGATGAGTCCATGACTAAGGCACTCAAACTCCACATGTCAGACATCGAACGCGCTATGTTCTTTGGACGCAAGGTAGAGTCAAACGGCTCAACTTCAGCACCAACCCGCTACACTGGCGGTTTGACCAACAGCCTGACCAACGTCGTTGACATCAACGCCAGCTATGCCTCATACGGCGGCTCTGGTGCAGGTCAAATGACTGAAGCTGGCTTTGACAGTCTTCTGATCTCAACCATCTTTAAGTATGGTTCAAAGCAGAAGATCGCTTTTGTTGGCGAAACAGTGGCGGCAAACCTTCAAGCAATCGGTAAAGATCGCTGGAAGCCAACCGCAGTAGAAGGTGCATACGGTGTGAACCTCACACAGTACAACACCTTTGCTGGAGACCTGATGATCCATCTGCATCCGCAGTTCCGTCAGCTCGACCACATGAAGACCGCAATGGTCATCGTCGACTTCCCTTACCTTGTGTATCGCTACCTTGAAGGTCGTGACACAAGTCTACTTGAGAACCGCCAAGCGGTTGACGCAGATAGCGTCAAGCACGAGTACCTCACTGAGTGTGGTCTTGAGCTTCTTCAGGACAAGGTTCACGCCTATGTCACAGGTTGGGCAACCAAGTAAGGACGACCAACTTGCTATAATCAGCGATTATAAGGGGGCGTTTATCGCCCCCTTATTTTATCTGGAGGATTTAATGGCAACGGCAAAGAAAACACCAGCCACCAAAGCAGTCAAAAAAACACGCGCTCGCACTATAAAAGGCGCATTTCTCGCAGACGACCCGACAACACCAGACGTAAACGAGGCGTGGGTGGAGACAGTAGTCAACGCAAGCAAAGAGTTTGTTTATTTCGAGAGCCGTGAGCAAGAGCCTTCGTCTTTTGATTGTGCAGACATCAAGCCAACCCGCAACACATCTTCTGGCCGCCTTGAGTGGAAAGTATCTAAAGACGACGTGGCTCGGTTTGAATCCCACTTCTTCGTCAGGAACGCTCGTATCGTAAGGAAGTAAAGCCATGACAACCTACTATCTACCAAACGGACAGTCATACACAGGCGACACCCAGGTCATGGATGGCGTTCGCATGTAAGGTGCTACGCACACAACCAATAGCGAAGTTCTTGTGACAGAGAGTAGCAACTCAAACCCACAGATCAAAAACGGACGAAGCCCACTACAGACGATGTGTATGCAAGCTCTCAGACGTTACGGCGAGTTTTCCCCTGGCACAGTAGATGGTGACGTCTTGCTGATGTTTATCGACTTTGCCAACATGGTCATCGACGACATTCGTATGCACCCCTACGCACCAACAAAAGCGACAACAAACCAATCGGGCAATACAATAACCGTCCCAGTTTCTTTTGATTATTACGAGAGTTTATCAGACACAAGAGACGTTGATGACATCATCATCGTCCAAGGTCTTCTCTACCATTATGCGATGCAACAGGGCAGTGACAAACTACAGATGTACATGCCCATGTACCACCGCACTTTGAACCAGCAACTATGGCGCGGGCTTAACGGATACACGGTCAGATACAAAGAAAAGACCACATACGATTTGACTGAGCCATACGCGAACCTTGAGCTTCTCAACATAAACAACACTGGCACTTCTTACGAATGACAAGCCCAATAAAATCACCAAGCGGAGTTAAAACCAAGGCGTTCTCTTATGAGAACTTCCAAGGTCTCGATACATCAAGGGACATCACGTCCCTTGATACGGGTAAGCAACAACATCTATCAAAGATAAAAAATGCTACCTGTGACTGGCGCGGGCAAATAGTACGCGACGCATCAACCAAGTTTAGAAGCGGAGATTTGCCGATAAGGCACGTCCGTTTCTTTGCAAACGGAGAGGTCGTATGGGCTGAACAAACTGGCTCTGGAATAACCCTTCGCTCTGATAGAGACCACTTTCTAACTGATGCTCACCCAACGTCAGCTATTATAGCATCTACCGTCTTCAATCAAACCGTCCAGTTTACTTGCAGATACAGACCCCTATACCGCTACAACGGCATTAACTTCGAGCGCAATCAGTCGCCAGCCATAAATCAACTCCTTCCTGCGTACTGCGCGTCTGTACAGCGACGTCTGGCAGTCGCAGGTATCCCTGGCAAAGAGACACAAATTCACTTTAGCCGCGTCGATCAAGACGAGATATTCCCAGACGACGAAGAAGATGGCAGCACTAACGTCCTCCGCGCTGGCTTTATTGACATAGCAAACCTTCTCGGCTCCGCAGACACCATCACTGGCCTTGGCTCATTCGAGCAGAACAGGCTCGTAGCATTTACCGCAGACAAAGCCATCATCTTCAAGATCGACCCGAACATCGACAACTGGCTAATCGACGACAACGCTAACATCAACATTGGGTGCGCCAGTCACAACACCATTGTCAACGCTGGCACAGACTTGCTCTTCTGTTCACGAGCTGGCATCCACTCAATCAAACGCTCTGAAGAGAACGGCATCCTTGTCTATAGCTACAGCATGTCTGACAAAGTCGACATCCTGTACCGTGAACTATTCAATTCTGTTCCGAACCCAGAAGACATCAGCGCAGTTTTTGACCAAGACACCGCACAATATCACGTCTTCTTCCCG